ATGACATCTAACTCAGCCTCCACTCGCTTAATGTACTCTTTTGGTTCTTTACGCATGTTTGCGTTTTGAGTACGCTTAAGTCTGAATGTCCAGCCGAAGTTCAACCATTGCCTAAGTAATTTAATAGCTTCTGGAGATGACTGAGCAAGTGAAGATGCTTCCAAACCCGTGGAATAATACCCGGCTGTCTGGGCTATCCGTTTAGCCAGTTCATCAGTAGTCATATCCAAGGCTCATAATCTGCTTTGCTTATTGGATATGTTAACGGCTCGACTTTAGATAATTCTACCCCAGTCCGATCCGCAATACTAGCGGTGTTTGTTAATGCTTGTGTAGCTGCCATATCACTTAATCCGGTTCTTGATAGTCGATTCCATACTTCGTCGTCACTGGTTGGGATGTGTAAGGTGATAGAGTATTCCCACGAAGCCTCCACTTGTGATACAGAACTACCGCGATGACTAGCATGGAGTATCTTTTGAATCTCCGCGTCTCCAGGAGATAAATAATGGCAATCGCACGTCGCAACAAGTGGGACTCCACAGTCGATGGATATTTTTTCAAAAGTCGGATTAAGGACACAAGTTCTCTCAAGCTGAGGGAATGCTTGCGTTTCGAGATAATATCTATCTCCAAAAATCTTTTTGAACCATCTAGCAAGCCTACAGGCACTTTTATAGTGTTCGGACGTGTAGGTGAGCCGCTTATCACCATAATACTTTCCACCCAAGAGCGCAGACGATAATTGACTATCGGCGCAGCCGGATAGGACGATGAGTCCTTCATTGAAGCGCTCCAAGTGCTTAAGATAAATTGTTGGCCACTTGTAAAAATCCCGCCATGATTGCGTCACCAAACGATTAAGATTCTCCAAGCCAGTCTGGTTCATGGCTAGAATAGTCTGGTGACACTTGCGCATTTCTTCTGCCTTAGCAATGTAACCTTCGACACCTGGAATAAATTTAATGCCAAATTCCTTTGATGCTTTTTCAGCTTGGACATGGGCTGATGTGTTGCCATGATCTGTAATTGCTAAGGCTTTCATACCCAATTCAGCTACTCTTTGGAAGTGTTCACGAGGTAGTCCGAATGCATCGCCATACGAGAAGGTTGTATGATGGTGTAAACTAACGAATTGCACGTTGTTCGCCTCTTATAATGCGACTTATTTGTGATTGCCATACTCCGTATTCTTTAGCTATAGCTACTTGTGAAATCCCTAGTGTGTAATACATGTATTTAATGTTGTCGACGTCTGAATTACTTAGTTTACAATTACTATTTCTTTCGCCAACATGCCAATTTGGTCTTGTTCTTTTTATATCCAGTAAGTTGCTAGAATGAGTTGCCCAGCGTAAATTATCAGGATCATCATTATGAGAATTTCCATCCCGGTGAGCGACTTCAGCTTCAGGGAAAGGTTTTGAACCATGAAATGCTAGGCATATCAGAGTAGCTCTTTTAACTGTTCCTCCATAGCCATCAGCTATGAAGATATAGTCAGACTTTTGATCACCAACCTGAACTTTGATGCCATCTCTATAGATAGAAAGATCATCTGCAATTTGAAATCTAGGATATCCCGGTACTGATCTCATTCTCCCCCTCTGCCTTCATCTCAGCCAGAATATTGAGACAGGTACCAATTAAATCCATGATTATTTCATCTGTTTGTTCGAACTTGAGTTTTTCACCATCCCACAGGCATCTTTTGAGCTTGATGATTTTCCTCCACATATCAACAAATGGAGCTTTCGGCCCGAGACCACCACTTAATCCGCCGTAATCCTTGGTCTTCTTGAGATACAATTCCAGAGCTTTCGGCAAAATCTCGTAGACAATTCTGATTGAATCATCGTGTGGAAGATTTTCAAATCTGTATTCTATTAGATCAGGGCCTAGGCGTTCAACCCAAATTACTGGTTCACCGCATATAGATGGTTGCCTAGCTTGTTCACGCATAACTTCAGCTTGTGATGAACTTGGTCCCCAATAAGATTCTTTTTCCAAGGATGTTAGGTCATCCACGCTTTTCTCTCCAATTTCCAAGATCAATTAATATTTCTTCCAAAGCAGCATCTAAATCCATTGCTCTTGGGAACCAATCTAGATGCTTGTTATACGGCTGATCGCGCAGTATGGTAGGTAATTTCAATGAAGCAGCCTGTTGCACCATCTCGGGTAAATCATCCAAAACAGCGGCTACACGTTCACGACCGACTTGTTTAACTAGGTCGCGATATTTATGCTCGCCCCAAATCAAGTGATCATATTGTATCTTATTAGCACGTAGCCAGTGGCGGGTGTCTGGACTTTGAGTATCCAGCTTTAAATATGGTCTTGTTGTTGCTAACCATAATTCAGCTCCACATTTACGAATTGTATTAGTAAGCTCAGCTGCCCCTTCATAAGCTGGCATGCTTCGTTCTAGTCCACCTTGTCGATAGGCCAATTTACATTGTCGATAGGTTGATTTGCTTGTTTGCATAAATTTATGAAGGGGCAGCCCAGGGTTAATATCTTTGGGATCGGGCATTTGGCGTCCATACCATCCAGCTGCAAAACACAAGAAGTGCGAATGATAATCTCCTAATGTGCCATCTATATCAACAGCTACAACTGGTCCATCGAAATTGTGCTTCATGCTCGTCCGCCGATGTCCCATCCACGCTCATTTATTCGATGTCCATTACCCGTCTTACCGTTTTTAATATTCCATCGACAAACAGCCTCACCAGCTTCGATCATTGAGATCGCATGGAATATATCTACGCATTTATGGATCTTGACACATTTATCATCATGGAATACAGCGAGTTCATTGTTAAGGTCGATATCATAATACTGCAATCCTTCTGCTGATATATTGCCTTTTTCATCTTCCTCCCACTGAATACTTACTACTCCAGCATCACTTAATCTTGTCATTGGCTAACACCTTCATCGCTTGATAAAATGCATCACTGGTTAAAATACCTTTTTCCCATGCTCCATAACGCCCGAGGTGCACAAAGTCAGGTGCGCCATTAGTTTCACATCGTAATGGCTTCTCAACTATTACGGCACCTATCCACGGTGGTTTCTCCCATCTTTCAAAATATGGCCATTCCAATGTGGATCGGTTAAATATTTTCGCAGACCGATACCATGTACATAAAGTGGTTCCATCGCATACAATTGTAAAGTCGGCTTGTTTCGCTAACCATCCTGGGTCCACATCGCCTAGTGCCCATATCTTCTTACTTTCGAAAATATCACCAGGTTGAGCCCATAGTTTACGAGGTACAGTTGATATTACTAAATCAGCATTCCAAGTATAATATGTGTTGCTATTGTTAAGCTCATGCTCAACTATCCATGGCTCAAACTCTTTCCATAGCCAGTCATATGCCCGTCTTAAGTCCCAGGCATAGTGTTGTTCAGTAAGGTCTTCAGGACTTACAGTACCATCCCAAGATTCGCCGTACACCTTATGACGATATTCTTCTGGCGTGCCTCGTAATTGATATTCTACTAGGTGTGGGCCGTCCGTATCTATTTTTGGAATTGGTTTATGTAAATACTGGGCGCCATGTAATTTGCTTTTCGCTTTACGACTATAAATGCGAAAGTCCCAGCCACTTATATTTGCCGCATGAGCGACCATCAATCCGGCGGGACCACAACCCAGAATGGCGACGTGTTTAGTCATATCTTTGTGTATCTAACGATAATGTTGCGCTTAGCTTTTGGATCTATTACTTCAGCTTCGACCTTACCTAGCTTACCATGTCTAAACTCTGTATAGAATTCAGTTAATGTTATTTCATGGTACTCACGTACTATCTCTAGTTGTGTCTGCCTCTTTATGAAACATTCTTGCCTATGCTCCTCACGCCAATCTTCTTGCTCTGGTTCTCTATCTTTTCCCCATTTAGTTGCTCCACAACCTGTACACATATATAGATTTCGGTTCATTGCGGTAGGATCCACAGCTTGGGGGAGCCTGATTATTCTTTTGATCTCAGATTCATCGGGTAGTGTCGTCATTAGGTTCCTCTCATTGTAGTGTGCGTTATCTACGGGAATACGCACCCCTCCCAACCCAGGGCAGGAGGTAGGATGCCCTTACCTGGGTTCAGAATGGTGGCGCTTCAACATCATCTAGCTCAACCGGAGTTTCATCATCTAAAAAGTCAGCGGCATCTATGATCTCTGCATCATCTTCGATAATTTCCACGCCAGTATCTTCGTCAACCTGACCATTAGCTACAACCATTGGCTTTGGTCCGGTATACGGCAAATACTGATTGACTTCAGCACGAGGATTGCCTTCTAGATCACGACCCATCCTGGTTACGATTCTTACGACATGCTCGCCGGCGGGTGAGGCAATGACGTATGGGCCAATCTTTTTGATGTGGATTTCTTCAGTACCAGCCCGGTTTGTTTCTTTATCAGCATTTGGTCCGTTCGGCGGCCAGAACGCTGTTTCAACGGCATCTTTGGCCGCTTTTGAACCGTCCGTCAAAGCATGAAGAAATCCATTTGCTCGACCAGCTTGACTCTTGATGATGTTTAAACCGTCCCAAATTGGAGCACCATAATATGTGTAGTTCGTGTCTTTGAGACCTTCAGCACCGGCCCCGCCACATATCTCAAGAAGAATTGATATGCGCGGTTTGCCCTTATTATCACCTTCCTTATTAATTTTGCCTACAGTCATTCGTTTGACTTTGGCAATATATGAGCCTTTGGGTGGCACTGGTCCCTCATACTGAGATATGCCACTGCCCCAGGCTTCTTCTCCCTTACCGCTGATATCCCACTTTAATTTCATCTAATCCTCCTCGCCATCCGCGCCGATGCTTACGCTAAGCAATTCGACATTGTCACTCTTATTCAGTTTTTGCCTAGGTTGTGGATTTTCAGGAACCACTCTAGGTTCTGGCGCCGGTTTCGGACCAGACTCAATCAATTCGCGAACTTGCTTCAAAGACAAGTTCACAGTTCTTGGCTCAAGACATAGAGTCCTGTCTTTCGCCATAACTGTCTTACTATTCTTCCATTGAATTACTCGAATTTCTTCCCATCTGTCTGTGCCATCTTCATTGACGCCGATCTTACGTCTGGCAATTTTCATTTGACCGAAGCTAGTCATCCAGCTAGCAACTTGCTTGGCGTATTGAGTTCCTTTACCTTGCATCATTGGCAATACAACCTTATTGCCGTCTTCATCCTCTTCATCTTGTTGAAGTGCCGTGAAAAGAACATTGACCGGAAGATTCGTGAATGCTTTCACCATTCTGCGAACTTTCTCAAAGTAAGGAATCCAATCCTGAAGTTGCGGTACGTCTGGGTCTCTGGAAGGGTTCATCCTCACGCCTTCTTCAAGAATGTAACGCATGCACATTTGCTGCATTTCCGTTAATGAGTCAAGTACAACCCAGTTGAACGGAATTGGGTCTTGATCTCGCAACCACCCATAGGCAGTAACGATATCATGCCAACCATGTATTTGCCACTTCTTTGCAGTTGAACCCAAACGCTTGGCGGATATGGTGCCGTTATCTTCAGGTGCAATAAATAAAACATCATCGTCTGAACCGCCGAAAACAGTCTTGCCAACGCCGCTATCGGCGTAAACAAGTAAATTCACGTATTCGTCTTCATCCTGAAGGTCGACAATGTTAGACGGTAAGTCTACCACAATAATCTCTCTTTCTCATCTGGCTTTTCAGGCATTCTAATCACATATGCCTCTATTTCATCTGTCATTGCAACTAAGTTATCAGCGTCACCTTTCGATATTCTACCAAGAGCGGCCACACGTAAAACTCTACGTCTGAACGTCTTGAGTTCTTCAAGCCCCAATTCCTTGACTCTCGCGACCATTTAGTTCACTCTCCGCTCCTCACCTATTTCAAACTTGGCAACCAAGTCATCCATAGCCATAAAGAACGCCATGCCGTTAGCTTTGAGCATTCTCATAAACTTTTTATCCCAACAATCTTCACAGATAAGGAATTTGCCATACTCGTCAAAGTCAAGAGCATGCCAGATAGTTCCTTGATCACGTAGATTATTTTGCCCACAATGGCAGCATGGATCTGGATCAATATTCATATATGTCTCCATGTTTTATAATTTACAATTCTGCATATAGTCATTTGATTTACGTGAAAAATCTTCGCCAAGTCATATTGTGAATATTGCCCTGTAGCATACATTTTTCTTATTTCATTTACTTCTGCCCACGTTAATTTTGTCGAGGGATTACGTTCACCGCTAAAATCATATTTATAATGACAATTTGTACATCTAGGTGTATAGTTGTAAATATCTTCATCA